ACATGAGTGGTGACGAGATGAACGCATACCTTGGGGGGTTAGTATAATGAAAACAATTGTAGAAAACTCTACTAATCTATCTAAGTACATCTTTGCTGATGATGCCTCTGTTACAATGTCTTCTGAGAAAATCATTACTCCAAACTTTATCATAGCAGACTTAAACAGTGGTAACTCAAGTATGATTGAGAATGTTACTCCACCAGAAAATTGGTCAGGTGATCGGTATACTTTTGATGGTTCAACATGGACGGCAAACCCTGATTGGGTAGACCCTACGCTAGTAGAGGGAGATGATTAATGCCTAATATAAGTGATTTACTAGGTACAAATACTGCAAACATTACTGCTAATGCAGCGTTAGCGGCTAGTGCAGGTGCTTATGAAGTAGTTTCAGATGCTGCTTATACTTCTGGTTCGAGTGCTATAGATTTTACAGTAGAACCAGACTATTTTTACACTCTTGAGTTTATGGGCGTTGGAATAACCGCAGGGGGCGCAGAGTTAGAAATAGCTGCTTCCCATGATGCCTTTTCATCTACAAAAAACATTCAATATTGGATAAGTAGGCATGATATATGGAGCAATACAGAGGCGCATCAAAAAGGTGGTGACTCCAATTACTATTATAATGCGTATGGTAGACTTAGTTATGGCAATATTTCTGGAGATACTGATCCACAATCTGTGCATGGCTTAATTCATTTTGCACAAAAGACAGGAGACTATATGACTTATTTTGGCACAATTCACCAACCTACTAACGTCTCTGCTGAAAGTAATTTTCCACAATCAGTAAGGTCATGTGGAAGAGTTATGTCTACCGATAGTATTAACAGAATTAGATTAAAGCCGAACAATGCTAATATAAAAGCTACAAGAGTTAGATTGTTGAGGAGGGCATAATATGGCGTATTACTTAGATGGCGTATTGCAAGAAGGAACACCTCCAGGTTTTGTTGAGAAAACAGAAGAAGAAGTAGCAGCCCGACAAGTTGAACTAGCGGCTGAACTTAATAGAAATGAAAGAAACGCTCTACTCGCAGTATCCGATTGGACACAAGCAAACGACAGTCCATTGGCTGCTGCGAAGAAGGTTGAGTGGGCATCTTATAGAACCTTGCTAAGAACGCTTCCGACACATGAAAACTGGCCTAGCTTAGAAGCTGCAGATTGGCCTACAAAACCATCATAACCGCTTGCAAAGTATTGTTATAACTGTTATACTCAATTAAAGATTTATTAAACAAAATCAAGGTACTTATGACAGTCGAAGCCCCTGAGTGGCGCACTGTCTTGCTCTCTCCAAACGAAGTTCTAAAAGTCTGGCACTTAATAGAATCCGACATAGAAAAAGCCCTAGACCACGGCATAAATGAAATCACTATCTTAGACATGTGCAAACAAGCACTCGCTAACAAGATCTTCATTTTTATAACTCTCGACAGAGACAACAAGATAGTCTGCACCACAACATTAAGATTTTTACATTATGGTCAGGTAAAGACCTGCCAGATAATAACAAACACCACCAACGGAATACCTCTTAAACAGGTCGAACATGACCATCAAGTTTTTGAAGATTTTGCCAAACAAAACGGTTGCAGCCACATGCAAGTCTGGGGTCGAAAAGGATGGCAAAGAAGATTGCAGAGCCTGAGTTCAAGACAAGGCAATAAATACAAACCATTATACTACGTTTTCGACATGGAGATATAACATGACACTGTACAACCCATTTTTTAAATTTCTAAACCCAAGAAATAGTGGGTTGATTGCGTTCAAAGGCGGTGGCGGTGGCGCTTCGGTTGAGGAAGTTCAAACCGCTGTAGATAACACTGTAGGTACAGCTTCAGAAACTGGGACCACAACTGGTAATACAGGAACCTTTACTACGGCTGTTGTGACTAATACTGATGCAGATGGTAATGTTACTACCACTGGCGGTGATGAGGTAACCTATGGTGGTAAAGAAGTTGGCGTTACTGACACAGTCAAGGGAGATACTGAACAACTTATCGGCGGTCAGTCTACTACTCAGGATCTAATTAACCAGAGGTTTGATAGCTTTGGTGGCGGTGGATCTACAACAAACATCACTAATGAAATTGATACAAGTGACCTAGCAAAAGTAGATCAGGTCAACCAAGGCTTCGCTACTTCGGCTGCTAATCAGGAAACCCTTAAATCAAATACAGGCCAAATAATGACCGATACAGGTCAGATCATGTCAGACACAGGGCAGATCCTGAGTGATGTTGGTCAGGTCAGGGCTGATACACAGGGTCTAGGGACTAAAGTAGATGAAGGTTTTGCTACAACTGCACAAACTCTTGGTGACGTTGGAACCAGTATATCTGATTTAAGTACGTCTAACCAAACAAACTTTGATAACCTAAACACTGCAGTAGATACGGGTTTTACCGAAACTCAAGATCAAGTGGCTACAGGTTTTGCTGACGCACAAACTAATAGAGATCTGTTGTCTTCAAACATTCTTGGGGGCCAAGGTCAGTTAAAAGATTACTTATCAGATATGTCGGGAAGGGCTGACGTATACTACCAGGGATTAGCAGGTGGTCAGGAAAACCTTACAAACAATCTAAGCGGCCTACAGACTAACTTTACCGACTTCAGAGATACCTATGATGTAAATACAAATCTCGCTAATCAAAGTCGTGGGGAACTACAAGACACAGTCTCAGGTGGTTTTACCAATATGCGAAGAGACATGGGCAGAAACTTCGATGCGGCTCAAAGAGATACGCAGAATGTTCAATCGGCTGTAGATCAGGGAAATCAACAGGCTGTTCAAGGTCAAAGAGCTATGACTAGAGACTTTACTAAGAACGTCACAGATTTAGCTGCAGGTATGGCTGCACCAGATCAACAAGGGGCTGCAGAACAGAATGACGTGATTAACAGAATAGATGCTGTACGATCAATCTTAGCTTCTCAAGGCGATAATATAGATGCAGGTCTTAGAGATCAGTATACTAAACTAGCAAACTCATTTGATGCAAACGGACAGTTGATCCGTGAGAGTGTTGATCGAAGCGGTCTTACTACTCGAAGACAGATGGATCGACAAAGCAACATCATGTTAGCTCAGTTTGATCGAAGTAATAATCTTGCAGGTCAAAGTATGATTAATGTGAATGCGTTGCTGCAACAGATGGATGCTCTTGGATACTCAGGACAGGCTGCTTCAGGGGATAGAGCGCCACAACAATTAGTAAATCGTAGAGCCGCTGTTGAAAGCGGAATGATGGCTAGGGAACAACCTTTTTTCTCAACATTTGGATAAAATATGCACCCTAAAACAACAAGTGATCAGGGCATAAACCTGATAAAAAAATTCGAAGGACTAGCAAAGGAACGGGACGATGGCATGATTGTGCCGTACCGTTGTGCAGCTAATGTTCTCACGATTGGATTTGGTCACTGCAAAGGCGTAAAGAAGAATATGACGATCACAAAGGACGAAGCAGAACAGCTTCTACGGGATGATCTGAAGGTCTTCGAGCGTGAGGTTAAAAACCTTGTGACCGTACCATTAACCCAGTACCAGTTTGATGCGCTAGTATCTTTCTGTTTCAATTTAGGAAGTAGTGCTTTTGCAAGCTCGACTCTAAGGAAAAAATTGAACTCAGGAGATTATTCTGCAGTTCCTGCACAACTAATGCGTTGGAACAAGGCACGGGTTAATGGTGTTCTTAAACCCCTCAACGGGCTTACTCGCAGACGATCAGCCGAAGCTGCTTTGTTTACGATGGACTCACAATTACCAAGTGATGATCCTGATGTACCAATGGCTCAAAAGGTTACGGTACAGGATAAGAAACCCCTGACTAAATCTAAGACGATGGCAGGTGTCGGTATCGCAGGTGCAGCCACGGGTCTAAACGAAGTTGCAGGTCAGCTAGAGGGATTAGCTTCTTACTCAGGAAACCTACAAACCATCTTTTTAATCTGTGCGGTGGGCGGCATAGCATTGGCTGCATTCGCACGATGGAAAGATCAAAAGGATGGCGTAGATGTTTAGCATCTTCGGCAAGATTAAAGACCTAATTATTGCGGCTTTAGTTATCGCCCTGCCCATCCTCTACATCGTAGGTCGGGTTAAAGGTAAGGCTGCAGAGAAGAATAAAATTTTAAAAGACGAAATAAAGGCCAAAGAAAAGGCTACAGATTTTTATAAGGCAATGGCTGAACATGAAGAAGATGGCTCTCTTGGTACTCGCAGGGGTCTTACTGACAGGCTGCGAAAAGACGGTTTATAGGACTAATTTAGAAGTCTACTGTCCACCCCTCAAATCATACTCAACGGATTTTAACGAGATACTAGCTGCAGAGTTGGATGTCTTGGACGAAGCTTATGAAGCAATCCCTGAAGTGGTGACCGATTATATAAAACTTCGAGATCGTATTAGGGTCTGTGAACAAGAAAAGGATAACCTAGATGGCTGAAGAACAAAGCTTATTCACACAGATCACAGGCTACGATGACGTTGGAGATATGTTTGATGGCGGTGGTCAGGGTGGAACTGGTGATCAGTTCTATGGTGGCACTAATACAGAATATCAGGATGCAGGTGGCACTAACAATAATACAGATAGCAATGTTGTAGATAGGTTTCTTAACACTGTCACAAATGATAACAATTTAGATTATACAAACGCAGGTAGTACTGCCACGCAAATAACGACAACTGGATCTGGAGATAACTCTTCAGGTAACGAAGACACTACTGGGGAAGAAGTGGTCGCAGAAGAAAGTGCCATCTCCAAAGAGAACGTCTTTAAGATGTTTGAAACTTCTGGCCTTATACAACAGCAAGAAGATCTGAATGCACTTGTAGCAGACCCTCTTAAATTTCTAGAAGACCGCAATGCTACGCTTTCTGATATAGTACCTAATATAAATCCTGATGCTGCAGGTACAATTCTAAATCCTAACAACCCTAACTACGCATTAGGTGAGCTATCTAACTACACAGTACAAACCATCAATGGTGTACCTAAATTAGTAGCCCCACAAAAAGCCACAGTTGGTACTCTCAACACTGCCTCTGCAGTAGATAGATTAGGGGGTACTCAGTTCCAAGTAGATGCTGCACAGGGAGAGCTTTCTGATGGAGCTATCATTGATGCCTCTGATTTCACTATCGACACGAAAGGTGTCGGCACAGGAGTAAATGTAGATGGTACGGCTAACCAAACAGGAATAGCCCTTAATGATTTTGCCCGACTAAATACTAGCCAAATTATTGATACTTCTACAGCCGCAGGTAAGCTTACTGCAATGGCATTAGGCGAAGGTAACTATGTTGATAGTAAGTCGACTATTCTTGGTCAGCAAAAAATTCTAGCAAAAGACTTTGTTGGGCCAAATGGTGAGTCTGTCATTCCTGCTTGGGCAAAGCCCTTAGAAGCATCCCTGACTACCAACCTTGCTTTGAATAATATGTCAGGAACTCAAAGGACTGAGACATATGCGAAAGCAATACTAGAAGCGTCATTAGGTTTTGCGGAAAAAGAAGCAAAGTTTTTTCAGACAGTTGATTTAGAAAATTTAAAAAATGAGCACGCTTCTCTTTTGCAAAAATCACTTGTCCTGTCGAAGGTTGATTTAGCCAATTTATCTGCAGAAGAAAAAGCTTCCGTTAATAATGCCAAGACTACTCTGACATTAGATGTCGAAAATTTAAATAATGAACAACAAGCAGAAGTTTTAAATACAGCCGCCTACACAACTGCGTTGTTTGACCAGACTTCTGCAGAAAACCTTAATAGAAGAGTAGTGTTTGAGACAAAAGCTGACATCGATAAATTCTACGACAACTTAACCTTCCAAGCAGCCAAGTATCAACAAGATGCTGTTCTTCAAACCAAGAGATTTAATGCAGGTGAAATAAATGATGCCTCAGAGTTTAGGCAGACCTTACAGAACAGGCGGCAAGAGTTTGAAAGCACTATGGCGCATATGATCGACAGAGATAATGCTACATGGCGCAGAACAGTAGAAACTGAAAACACCCGTATGGCTTTTGATGCTGCTTCTATGGATGTCAAAAATACTCTGGATATTACCCAAGAAGGTTTGAACCGTATCTGGAATAATGTCGATACTATGCTCGACTACGAATACAAAGCTGCGGCTACTGAAGAAGAGTTTGAGCTACGAGTTTTATTGGCAGAAATACAAGCAGCCTCTGGCGATAGCGGTGGTGGATTATTTAGTTCACTTCTAAGTGCGGCAACCACACTTGGTTCTGCATACATAACAGCAACTATGTAACAGGAAGTTTTAAATGAATTTTGCTCAAGCAATCGAAAAATCAATCAAAGCTTACATGGATGGCAAGCTTCCTGAAGAGCTTGCTAAGTCTACTGGCGAGGAGATCATCTACACCCCTGACTACATGGATGAACTCGAAGAACAACTTACTGAAGGTGGGCCAGAAGTAGAGGAAACTGATAATGAAGATAACTGAGAACACTGGCCCTATCCCAGGAGAAAACTTTCTATCAGAAAAGCGGAACTATGTCTGGCACAGACCTGCAGATATAGAGACTTTTGATGAAACTGTGAGCTACGTTATTCAGCGCATTAGTGAAGAAGAAACCTCAGAGATAGTTTTCTCTTTGATGGAGATCGATAGGCCGCTAACGAACATCGTTTCTGGGCTTATGCTACAAGGCGTAGCCCGTGGAAAGTTTCAGATCGACATGGCGATATTGGCTGCAGGGCCAGTGTACCGATACCTGAAAATGATAGCTGATAATAAGGGGATTAAGTACAATGATGGACTCAATAAAAAACGTATGCCGATCACTCCTACAACGCTTAAAGCGGCTCTTGGCATCATTGATGAAGAACCCGTTCAAGAAGTAGCCTCTGAGAGCGCACAGGAAGCCCCCACAGTTCCAATGGGCGGTTTGATGGGATCACCCGAACCAGTAGATCAAAACGTAGCTCCTGCAGAAGAACAAGCTGCTATGTTGGGCATGAGAGAAGAAGAGGAAGTCTAGATGGCGTGGGGAAGCACCAAAGCACGAGTTAGAGGTAAGATACAGTCTGGCGGCTTTGCTAAAAAGCCTGATTATGATTTCTTAAAAACTGGAGCTAACATCATAGCTCAAGGCATGTTGGATGCGAAAGAGCGTAAGCTAGAAGCTGATAAACTAGCTAAAGAAAAAGCAGAGGCTAATGCCGAAAAACAAGCTGCTAAAGAAAAAGAGGCTGCGGATAGAAAGCGTAAGGCAGAGGCTCTAGCTAAAGACCTTGGATTTTCTGAG